CTCAGTTCGAGGATTATGCTTATCATAAAACACCCGTGATCCATCTGTGCTAATAACACACTTACTATCATCATCAACTATGAATTTATCCTTTACTAAAATATCACAAGTTGCTTCTAAGAGGTTTACAAGGTCGATCTTCCTTCGTGTTTCCCGGAAGTATAAAACCCTTAGATTGATCTCATTATATGGCTCAGCAGCAATTGGAATGTGCTGAAGTGCATGTTTCTGATATTTAGTGAAAATAGCTGAAGGGAGAATCAGGATCCTAAAACCTTTTTCCATGTGCTTGAAATATTGTTTATAAGGATTTTTCTTATCCCTGTAGATTATCGGAATTGGATTATTCTTCTTAGGTTTAGGATCACCTGGAATAATAAAGCTTTCTAAGAGCTTATATCTTGCAGAAACCTCAGAATAAAGAACGAATCTCCCCTTGCTTGACTGCCTGATTATAGGCGTATCACCCTTTCTTAAAACTTCATATCGCTTAAACATTATATCCTTACCTTTAGATAATTTTTTTCATCAATTAAGAAATACATATATCTTTTCTTTCTTAGGATTTTAAATTCTATCCCAAAATTAAAATATATAAATGCAATGATTTTTAAAAGTATGCTTCTTCTTATTCCCATCCAATCCCCCTATTTTTGTGTTCAAGATTATTAACTGAGAAAAACCTTTTTGAAACAGGGTCGTAAGATAATGGTATCATGTGGTTTATGATTCCAAGTTCGCGACTCTTCAGGATTTCTAACATATTATCACATTCGCGTTCTTCTTTTTGTTTCTCTGTATTCCGGTGAAACGTGATCACATTATCTGCAAGGTTAGTAATATTCCCTGAACCGCCAATATCTTCCTTTCTTATTTCACCATAAATTTTTCTTGGATGAGCAACAATAATAACATGAGAATCGTGATTCTTGGCAAAAGCAGAAACCTCCGCAATGAATAGAGTTTGCTTTAAATTAAAATCTTTTTCCTGAGATGTGAAGAAAGTTGTAAGAAGATTATCAATGATAAAAACCTTGCATCCAAACTTATATCGAGCTTGTTTGAATAGATTTAATAACTGCTTATCTGTTACAACACCAGACTTTATATCAATCAATTTAAACTTATCTGAATACCAATTATTGATTTTCTTTTTAATGTCGATTGGAACATACCAAACATCATCTCCACTAATATCATCTCTTCTATACTGCATATAAACCTTACCAGCAGCTTGTATTGTTAGCCATCTTTTAAACATTATCTTTGGAAGCTCTCCTGAATAAATACATACTGGATATCCATGCGATCCAAAATTTAATATTTCATTGCCAAGATAAGTAGATTTTCCTCCACCGTTCTTCCCTGTTAATATCGTAACCATCCCCATTTCAAAACCGCCAAGTTGTTTATTAACTTCCTGGAAAGCTGAAGGTACTCTCTCTAATTGAGAATAATCCTTATCTCCAATCTCTGACATATCTATAATCCCTTCAACCGGAACAAGTTGTGCATTAGATATTATTTTAAGAACAGCAGATTTACCATGTTTGAATAGAACTAAATTAGCATCTTTCTCTGGAGAATCCACTAAGTATAGATTGAATTCTATTAACCTTTCAATTAGATTTTTAGTTAGCTTCTCACCCGCTTCATCATCATCAACCCAAATTATAATATCAGTAAAATTATCCTTTAACCAATCCCAGCAATGACCAAGTGCAGACAGATCAGATGATCCAGAAGGAAGAGAAACAACATTCGTATAACCAGCTTCATACACAGATAAACAATCAGATTCACCCTCTGTTATCACAAGAGGATTATCTTTAGTTGTATTATCCATTCCATAAAATATTGGCTTAGTGTCTTTATCTCTTCGCATTCCACGATCTTCACCCTTCTTCACTTTCTTAGCATATCTGTATTTGTTGAATATGTGCTCACCATTAAGATAATATCTGAAAACAATACTATTCTTTTCCTGACCAATCTTGAATTTAGTAATTGTCTCTCTTGATATTTTCCTAACATTCAAATAATCAACTACAATAGAATTTGCTTTCTCAATTACTTTAGGTTTTTTATATCTGATGTTCTTTTGTTCCTTTACCCACTCAACAGTTGAATCAGACGTTTCACCATAATCTTTACATAGCTGGCTGAATGTTCCACTTACATTACATTTACCTCGTAAGCATTTATAAACACCCTTATCTATGTTGATACTAAATGTCCACTTGTCGTTATGAGATCCACCACCACAAATAGGACAAACCTTAACCATAACCTCATTATGAACAATCTTATATTCTCCCATGTGCCTATTAGCAAAATCAACTACGTTCATTTTAATGTACCCTGTTTTCTCATTCTTTCAACTACCTCACGATCACTCTTATCTTCTGCTGATTCATTACCATAAATAATTTCATCATTCCAACTTGAATTATATAAGTATGTTTTAGGATCTTTACGAGATGGATATGTCCCATTTTTATGTGTGTTCTTTACATAAGCTGGTAAATTCTTAATACAAAGTTTACGATCTGAGTTGGTTATATATTTTTTTGTTTTAAGTTTTTTATTACCATCCCAATAATCTTTACAATCTGCCATTGCTTTTTTCATATCATATAAATACCAGAATTTTATAAAAGGGATAACCACCATGTCTTTTGTTTTTTCATCAGTTTCGTTTTTTTCAGGTTTTCGTTCGGACACAATCTGTTTATCTTCTTTCTTATCATTCTTTATATTCTTCTCTTTATTAGTAGTGGTTAGTTGTTGGTTAGTTGTTGGTTGATTGATGGTTAGTTGCTGGTTAGTTTGTTGGTTAGTTGCATCTTTCTTAACTTGGTAAGATTCATAATTGCAAACACTTACTATACGGTTTTTGTTGGTTGGTTTGATGGTTAGTTCTCCTGTAGATTTTAAGTGGGATATTGCAGTCCTTATATTTTGAACAGATAATTTCAACTCCTCAGCCAACTTATCTCTTGATGTTAAGAAGCTACCACGATTAACTTTAATGCCATGCCAAACCTTATCTTGATAATTTGCTTTCATTAAACAATGTATGAATAATCGAAAAGTATTAGCATCATCATACCACTCCCATTCTAATAGCTTTCTAAATAGCTTTACGTAGCCTTTATCAGTAACCATGATTTGCCTACTTAGATTGTTTTCTATTAATTAGCCATTCTTCAACTTGTTCCCATACATATCTCTTCGGACTTTGCATTACCGGCATTCCCATATCTTCCCACTTTCTTATTGTTATTGCATTATAAGGGAGACCAACTGATTTTAGTTTTTCCTGTAATTCAACTTGCTTCAAATAAATTGTACTCATTTTCTTTCCTCCAATGTTATTATTACTTTCTTCCCTAAGAATTTGATCGGTACATAGATATTACCATATTCGGTTATTATCCTTGCCTTTCTAACGTACCCTGGTTTCAATTCACCGAATGAATCTTTTCTTCTTGTTGGCAATATCTTCTCTCCAACATATTTGACATAAGGTTTTACTTTCCCGATAAATAGTCTCTCTTTCATTTTTCCTCCCGAATAGAATTAAATAAATCACAAGCGGCATTAGAATCCTGATTTATTAATATTTCCATAAATTTAATTTTACCAATATTGCATTTTTTTTCTATGTAGTAATCAGCAATAAAATCATACCAAATATCTCTTCTACAATAATATTTTGGATTATCAAGACCAAGTTCAACAGTAGTATCTTCTGGAATACCCAGCAATGAAAGTGCAACATTTAAATAAGTATAATTGTCAAACCCATTAGTGATTTCAATTCCTAAATCTAATAAACTATCATCAAACTTCCAATTTTCCGCAAAGGCATCCAACAATATAAATGCCAACATTTTTGAATCAATTCCTTCTTTCATTTTTCCTCCTAATTTTGATCTGGTGCAAGCAGAAAACATTACTATCATTTGTCAATAGAAATTATCAAATAGTATTAAAAAATAACCCTAAGTGTTTTTAATTCAATAACTTATAATTTTTATTTTTCTCTTGACAGGAAAGATATATTTACCGCAAAAGAGAATCGAAAGGTAAAATAAATATGTATTGAGGCAAAAGTTATGGTTGGAGGAAGCCAAATATCCCTACACCCCGGTAAGCAAGTCGAGTTTCTTCAAAGTACGAAGAGATGGCTGTTTTACGGTGGTGCTCGGGGAGGTTGAGGCGGTAAAACATACGGTGGTGCTTTCAAGGCTGCATACCAAGCCCAGACATTCCATTACGAAGATGCTGAAGGTGAAACAATATCTAAAGCAACCTACAAAAAACACATTACAAAAAAATTAAATCCACAAATAAAAGTCGATACGGTTTCAATAGACTACCCTGATTACAAAGCACTAATAATTAGAAGGACATTTGATGACCTCGAAAGGAACGTAAGACCTGAATGTGATAAATTATATTTAAAAGATTCTAATGGGAATCCATTTGCTTATTGGTTTGATAAAAAGAAATGCTATGTATTCCCTTCAGGAGCTAAGATATATTTTGTTCATTGTAGAGATAGAAACGCATTAACAAAGTATATTGGTGGTAATAACCATGTTATATTTGTTGATGAAGCTAATCAGTTCCCTTGGGAATGGATGGAAGATATTAGTTCAAGCTGCAGATCATCTCACGAAATAATTAAAGCACAAATGATATTAACTTCAAACCCTGGCGGGATAGGTCATTACTGGCTAAAAGCTAAGTTTGTAGATCATTGTCAACCAATTGCACAAGGTAAAAAAATATATTACAAAGATTTTAATGTTTCAATTCAACCTTATAAATCAGCTCCCTCATATAAAGATGCAGACGGAGTTGAATGGCAGTATATCCCGGCAACAGTATTTGATAATCCTTCACTACTAAGAAACCCTGATTATGTAAATGTGTTAAAAAATATCACAAATCCTGCAAAGAGAGCTATGTGGCTTGAAGGGAAATGGGATGCTGCACCGGGATTGTTCTTTGATAATTTCATTTATGATGAGCATGTAGTACAAGCCAAAGATTTTACTTATGGAGAAGAATTTTCTACAGAGACACATGAGTTTTATAGAGCAATTGATTATGGTACAAAGAATCCAACGGCGGTTTTATTTATTGCAATAGATAAACGAAAAGGCAAGATGGTAGTCTTTGATGATCTCATAATGCAAAAAGGTAATCTTGTTAAGAATGATTTTGATTTTGATTTTGATGTTAGCTCTGCTCCTTCTGTTCAGGCTAAGATGATCCTTGCCTATACGAGAGGAAGACACCCATATTTATGTGAAGAGGATTTTGAAGAGAATATTGCAGATTCAGCTATGTGGCAAAAGGGATCTGAAAAGAATGGTGTTCTTTATAGTCCGGCAGAACTATTTGAAGAGGCTGGATTAGAATTAACTTCTTGTGGGAAGAAAGATAGAATAGTTGAAGCAGCTATTGTTTATAATGGTTTTGTAACTCCTGAAGATGGTATTCCACAAATTAGAATTAGAGAAAATTGTTTTTATACAATTGAGACAATTCAATCAATAGATCAAGATCCTAAGAATATTGATGATCTTGATACAACTGGAGAGGACCACAGTATTGACGCATTAAAATATATATCAAAATTTGTTTTTGGAACAGTTATCCAGCAGCATGAAAAAGAAAAGAGTTGGCGTGATGAAGTTGCAGAACAAGGAACTGATGCTGGCGAATATAGTTGGAAAGCAGCATAATGACCGGAGTATAAAATGAATCAAAATGAAAGAGATCCGAGAGTTGAAAAAATTCTAAGATTAAGAAGACACAGCTTTGATGCTTTTAAGAGTGCCAGACAATCCTCTGAAAAAGCGATGAGATATATTAATAACATTCAATGGAGTGATCTTGATAAGGCACAATGCAAGAAATTAAAGAAACCTTATCTCACTTATAATATTATGATTCCGATAATCGCAGCATTAAAAGGTCACGAAGAATTAATGCGAAGACGACCTAAGATTAAAGCAGTAGGTACCGAGGAATATCATATTGCTGATATTCTCCAGGGTAGAATGAATGCCATTATGAATGAGCAGGATTATACTGAGAAGAGACTATTAATTTTCGTAGATGCGTTAGCAACAAGAATGGGTGGATGGATTCAAAGAGATGTTGTTCCAAACGAATTAGGCTATCTTGATTTCCATTATTCAGTTCCAAATAACATGAGAATTTATCTTGATCCAGAAACTATGCAATATGACTTATCTGATTGTGGATGGCTAATTAAAGAAGGCTGGTATTCTCTTGAAGAGATAAAAGAAAAGTGGGGAATTGATAAAAACCAAACCTACAAAGAAGAAGATCTTAAATTTTGGGAGAAGGTTATAAACAGCATAAAGCAAATGACCAGCTCCTCATATAGCAATGATGATCATTATGATAAGTACAATGACAAGTACCGAGTTTATGAGATGCAGGAAAGAGTTGAACAGCCTTGCTACATTCTTTTTGATGGTTCTGAATATGTTTATGTTTTCAAAGAAGAATACGAGAAAGAAAAAGAATCGTATGCCGGTTTTGATATTGTTAAATCAGATACTAAAAAGAGAATCAAACTTACAACTGTCTGTCCTTATTTTGAAGATGTAGTTCTGGAAGATAGCTTTAGTAAACTTCCAACAAATAACTTTGATGTATTCCCTGCTTGGTGTTATAACTTCAATATGCAAAAATCTGAAACAACATCACTTGGCGAATTACTTATTGATCCACAGGATGATCTTAATGTCTCAATGTCTCAAATTAGAGAGTTCATCACTCAATCAATTTCATCTGCTATGTTTATTCCAAGAGATAAAAAGCTTGCAGAGGATGTTCGTAAGCACGGAAATGCTGCTGGAAATGTTTATGATATAAAATCAAAAGATCACATGCCCATGAGAAGTACACCTGAGAATTTACAACAGGAAATATTCTCATCTCCTCAAAGTTCAATTAGTTTAATAGGAACAATTTCTGGAGTACAAGAAGCATTCCTGGGAAGAGAAGGTAAAAGTTCTGAATCCGGTGCATTAAGAGAAAAGAAAGTTGAGAGTGCTGCTGCAGCAATAAATGATTTCTTCCATAATTTGTGGTTGATGGACCTATTAATAGTAAAAGATTTTGTTGATCTATTCCCGTATGCTTACAGCGAAAAGGATCGAGTTATAAGAATAAAACAAGCAAAGGGTGTATTCACGGAGCAAATAGTAAACTTAGAACTTGGTGGAGAAATACTTAATAATGTAGAGAATTTATCTCTTTATGTTGAGATCGATCAGGGTCAAGATAGTGTTAGTGTTAAAGAAGATGCCTTTGAAAAGTGGTTAGCTTTAGCAAACGTTTTAGCTGGAATATCCCCAGAATTAGTAGATGTTAGAGGATTAGTCGAGAAAGCTCCAATACCCGATGTTGATAGCTGGATAGACCATATAGATAAAGTTCTTCAACAAGAAGGTGTTGAGAGTGACAGAGCTAAGAATTTAGCAGAAGTAAAAGAAACTTTAGAGACAATAAAAGTCGAGAGAGACATGGTATTAGACTCAGAGAGAGTAAAGATTGAAGCTAAAAAAGCAGAAAAAGAAAGTAAGCCTAAGC